ATACAAGGTGTATCGCAACAGTCTCCAGCTCTAAGATTATCATCTCAAGCTGAACAACAGGTTAATGCGTTCCCTTCTCTTGTTGAGGGTCTACAAAAGCGACCACCGCTAGAATACGTGGCTACAATGAGTAACTCCGCAACAACGGGGTCATTCACACATCTTAATAAACAGGATGACAACAGAACGTTATTTTATGTTTATTAAGCTAGTAATCAGATATCTATCTATGACCTAGCTGGTAATCAGAAAACCGTTACTTACCCTAATGGTACTGCTTACCTAAACAGCACAACACCAGCTACTGATTTTAGAGCTGTTACAGTTGCTGATTATACATTCATTGTTAACTCAACACAGACAACAGCAATGAGTACACAGCTAACCCCTTCATATCCATTTACAGGATTAATAGCTGTTAAACAGGGTGATTATAACCAAAGATTTACAGTATATCTTGATGGTAGTATTGCCGCTAACCACGTAACATCTGAGACTGACCAAGTGAAACTCGGACAGATGAAATTGCCACGGCATTAGCTTCAGCAATTAATGGTGTTTCTAACTTTTCAGCACAGGCTGATGGTTCAACAGTTGTTATAACCAAGGCAGGTAATGCACCATTCGACCTAGCTACATATGATAGTTTAGGTGACACAGGTTTAAGTCCGACTATAGGTACAGTACAAAGATTTGATGACCTACCTTCAAATGCTCCTGATGGTTATATAGCACACGTACAAGGTGATCAAACAAACGACTTTGATGATTACTATGTAAAGTTTGAAAGTGATAACGGAACACAAAATAAAATAGGTTCTGGTGTATGGATTGAATGGGCTAAACCTAACATAGAATACGAACTAAACGCCGCAACAATGCCACACCTTTTAATAAGACAAGCAAATGGGACATTCACATTTGAACAAGCAAATTGGGGCGATAGAGCTGTAGGCGATGAAATATCCATAGCAAACCCATCATTCATAGGACAGAAAATTACAGATGTATTCTTCTTTCAGAACCGCTTTGGAGTGTTGGCAGGTGAGAATGTTATTATGTCGAGGACTTCAGATTACTTTGATTTCTTTGCAACGACTGCTAGAAGTCTTTTAGATAACGACCCAATAGACGTAGCGGCTAGTCACGTTAAAGTTTCTACATTGAAACACGCTGTGCCTTTTGACCGTAAATTATTACTATTCTCTGATCAGACACAGTTCATTCTAAAGGGTGGTGATTTTATTACACCTAAGAATACATCTATAAGTCAAACAACTGAGTATGAAGCTAATACAGTTACAAGCCCTGTAAGTGCTGGTAGTGTTGTATATTTCCCTGCCAAGCGTGGTGGGTTCACATCGGTTAGAGAATATTATGTTGTTGATGATACAGATAGATCAGACGCAACAGATATTACATCTCACGTAGCTAAGTATGTTCCTGACGGTGTTTATAAGTTAGCGGCTAGTACCGCTGAAAATGCATTAATTATGATGTCTTCTTTAGCTACAGATACAATATTCTTATATAAGTATCATTGGGCTGGGCGTGAGAAAATGCAATCGTCTTGGTCTAAATATACATTTGATAATAGTGAAGTATTAAATGCTGAATTTATAGAAAGCACATTATATGTTGTTTTAAATAAATCAGGTAAAACTCTACTAATGCAAATACATTTTGATGCTGGTCGAAGTGATACAGCTCAAGATTATGTAACTAGGCTAGATTATAGAGTTTCAAACCTAGAGGTTGGTAAGGCATACAATAGTGCAACCAATCAAACAACAATAACAACACCATATTCTTTAACAAATCCAGTTGTAGTAACTAGAGGTACAAATCAAGGTACTGTGTTAACTAATATGAGCGCGTCAGGTACAACAATTATTGTATCAGGTAATCACACATCAACAGAATTTTATGTAGGTGAACGTTACACAATGACTTATGAGTTCTCTGAGCCTACGCTTAAAGAACCTACAGCATCTGGCGGACGTGTTGCGATTACTGGTGGACGACTGCAGATCAAACATTGGCTACTAAGATATCAAGATAGTGGTGATTTTAAGGTCAGCGTTATACAAAAACAAAACTCACAAGCACAAGAATACATCTTTACAGGTCGTATTATTGGTGGTGGTTCTAACTTACTTGGCTCTACAGCATTAGATAGTGGAGACTTTAGGTTTCCAGTTATGTCTAAAGCTGAACGAATACGAGTATTAATAGAGAGTGATAGCCACCTACCCTGCCAATTCTTATCGGCAGAATGGGAAGGCAATATGCACCTCAGAAGTAGAAGAGTAAATGGATAATAAACTACTAACACCAACAACGGTGGAAGATGTAGATTTTATCGCTCCTAAATTAAGACAAGCAGATTATGAAGAATGTAAAGCGGCAACAGGTAATGAGCCTCTAGGCGTTCTTCATAATGGCCTTGATATAGGAGACATAACACTAACCCTACGTTCACCTAATGGTGAGCGTGTGGGTCTGTGTGGTGTGGTAAAATCTGATTTAGAAAACGCAGGGGTCGTCTGGATGTGCGCTACAGATGACATCTATCAATACCAGATGACTTTCTTGCGAAACAGTAAAGAAGCTTTGGCCTACTTAGGTCAAGACTATTCATTACTATATAACTGTGTAGATGCCCGAAACACTGTCCATATGAAATGGCTTGATTGGATGGGCTTTACGTTCATCAACAAGCACGAAAACTACGGGGCTGAAAGCAGACCCTTTTACGAATTTGTAAGGATTAATAAAAATGTGTGACCCAGCAACCATAATGACTGCCCTAAAAGTAGGTGGTGCAGTAATGGAACAAAAAGCAAAAGCAGACCAAGCGGCGGCAGTCGCTAAAGCCTCTAAAGACGCTTACTTTATAAAGAGCAAGCAATCGAACTTACGCCTATTACAAGAACAAAATAAAGCATCTGAGATAAAACAAGATGCTGATTTAAAAGCCATGAAAGCACAAGGGACAGCGTTAGCTGTAGCTGGTGGTTCTGGGGTTCAAGGTAGAAACGTTGACCAGCTTATAAATGATTTTGAACGTTCTGAAGGCATAATGACAGCGAGAGTTGATAGTCAACTTAAAGGTATGCAAGCTCAGAACGAAATGGATAAACTCGCTTTCCAATCTGAAGCACAAAACAGAATAAACTCAAACCCACCACCAAGCTTTGCTGAAAGTCTATTTGCAGTCGCAGAACCTTTAGCAAACTATAAGTTGGATATGGATGAGAAAAACGCTCAACGAACATTCGATATAGGATAGGAGAATAATATGGCACGACCAGTAGTGGGTAATCCATTCGAAAACCAAATACCAAATACATCTCCTACTGCTAGAGTTGTAGAGACATATGTACAACCAGTTAAGAATAACGACTTCGCTAAGTTAACAGAAATGTTAAACCGTTTAGACCCAAAGGTTAAACGTAACGAAGAGAATAATCAAAAACGTGCAGATGAAACAGCGTACAAAGAAGGTACGAGATTATATCAAGAAAACAGAATTGCTATGGGCGAAGCTGTTAAAGAAGGTCTAATACCAGAAGGTGCAAGTCCTTATTTAAGAAAAGGTTATCGTGAGTCACAGATGAACACGTTAGCCATGAGATATACAGGTGAACTAGAGGCCGCATTAGCGTCTGAAAACCTACATCATAACGACGACCCTAATGTAGTTAATAAATTTATTAGTGATTTCCAAGCTGATTTCGTAGAAGCAAATGGTATGTCACAATTCTCTGACGCAGAAATGGCAACTAACTTTGGTACGTCAGCGGCTAAAGCAGAAGAATTATTTAGACAATCTTGGCAGAATAAACATATCGAATGGCAGAAAGAAGAGAACTACAAACAACTTGGTAACGAGGTATATGAAGCTGTCTCTACTATGCTTACTGATGATATGGATGAAGTATCCTATATGACAAACCGTGGGATGTTTGGTGTGTGGTTAGAAGAAACAGCCGCCAAATATTCAGTAAACGGTGCAAACAACGCTAAAGTATTAGACACAATAATTGATGCTGTTGGTATGCACGTACAAGAAACTGGTGATTTAGAAGTCTTAGAGGTTTTTAAAGACACTAAATTTGGTACAGATTTTGTAGGTAATTCTTTATATTATAAGAAAAAAGAAAACGCGATTATAACTAAATCTATACAGATAGAGAACGCTAGGATTGCTAGAGAAGAAAAACTATTAGATAAAGAAAATGAAGTAATTCGTGCAAACTCCGCACAATTCCTTATTGATTATATTAACGACCCAACACCAGAAAATGAAACAATTTTAAGAGGTCAAATATTTAAATTAAGGATGTCGTCTGAAGAGAAAAACACTTCATTAGCAATATCTTACAACAATACTTTAAAGTCAATCGAGAAAGCTCAACAACTTGGTGGACAAAATAAAACTGCAGAAAGCGAACTAAATTTAGATGCGGCTTTAAGTAAAGCTAAAACCTATGAAGAAGCTTCTGATATTATTTTAAGATACGCAGAAGACGGTAAGGTTACTGTAGAAGGTGTTAACGCCAAACTAAATATCTGGAAATCTCAATATAACCCTGAGTTAGACGATAAACTTAATTTAGATTTTGTAGGTCAATCTGTAGAATCTGATTTGTTAAAAGACATACAGCAAATGTTTAAAGGTAACATGGAAGACTTTGATGACGCTAGACATCAGAGAGCAATCCAAGTTGGCTCAGAATACAGGCAATTCGTGAGAATAGGTGTTGAAAAGTTCATAAAAGATAATGGCGGTAGATTTCCTAGTACCATTGAGAGGGACGAAATCACAATGAACGTATTTAGAGTATTAGTAGATAAATACGCAAATGTTTTAGAGAAATTAAGCGATGCAGTTATGACAACTGGAACTAGCAATATTCCAGAAAACCTCAATAACTAATAGAAAGATTATAAAATGGAAGAAGAAGAATTCAAAGACGCACAACAGCGTCTTAAAGGCGGCTTGCTGTCTTCTACAGACTTCATATCCAAATACGGTCAGGATAAATATAATTCGACTATTGGTGTTATTGAGGCAGTACAGGAGACTAATGTTGTAGAAGCCGAACCAGAAGGTACTGGCTTCTTTGGTACTCTTGCCGACATGGGCGAAGGTATCTTAAACGGTATCGAAGGAGCTATCAACGAAACAGCACAGACAGTTAATAGTGCTGGCGAGTGGGTGGAAGATAAGCTTGGTACAGGTCGTTTAGTCTGGGAAGACAATGACGGTGATGGTAAAGCTGATAGTATGATACCTACCTACTGGGATAGGGAAAAGGTTGTAGCTAACAAAGATAAGCTAGATCAAGACATTATCACTAAAGCTGTAGAAAACTTAAACATTATTGATGACGAACGTGAAACCATGATTGGTGGTTTTACTGAAGGTATCTCACAGTTTGTTACAGGATTTGTTGCACTTGGTGGAGCAAAGACTTTTGTTGGTGCAATGCTTAAAGGTGGTATCGTTGATGCTACTGTGTTTGACCCATATGAAGCTAACATATCATCTCTTATTGAAGATAGCTTTTTAGCGAACCCAATAACTGAAGCACTTGAAATGGATGTAGACGCACCCGAATGGGAGAACCGCCTACGAAATTCTATTGAAGGTGGTGTTACTGGACTAGCTTTAGAAGGTATTATTAAAGGTGTTAAGTTCTATATGCTTGGCGGTAAAGCTAAAGCAGAGATAAAGAAACTAGGTAAAGTATCTGATGAAACAGCGGCTAAACTAGATGAAACACACGCAGAGTTAAATGAAATAGAAACTCAAAGCGGTAAACCTGATAAGCTTGTAGCTAATGATGATGGTACACTTGAAGCACCTGATGGTACTAAATTTAAGCCTAATGAAGCTGGTGATGATCTAGTAGAAGTCCCTAAGACAGAAGCTGAGATTAAAGCTGAAAACGAATTGAATGCTAAAACAGCGGAAGCGTTAGCGTCAGACGACCCTGCAAAAGCAATGAGTGAGCTAGATATCCCTGCAAATGCTAAAGCAGATGTAGAGATAAAGACATCTGATGAAGCAAAGAGTGAGATACTACAGGCACAAGTAGAGCCTAAAGTAATCAAGCCAAAAGCTAAAGTTCCTTTAATTAAGAAAGAAGACTTTGAAAAAGCTTTATCAAGAGCATTTGAGAGTGGTGACACTGAATTAGTATCTATTGAAGATGGTGCATTCTTTAACTCAAGAAATATGAACCAGCCGATTGAGGGTGCTAAGATTCTTGAAGAATTCACAACTGTACTGAGAGAGTCTAAAACATTCAAAAAGATGAAGCTAGATAAGCCTCAAACACTTGATGATGTACATAGAGGCGCAATTAAATATATCGCAGATGCTTCTGGCACAAACCCTAACAACATCATTAAAGAACTAAATATCACTGAAACAATCACAAGAGATTTATCTGAGAAGATAGTTGCAGGTAAATTTGCTATACAATCTATGAGTGACGAAGTTGGTAGACTTTCAAAAGAACTGACTGAAAAGAAAGAACTTGGCACACTTACAGAAGTCGATGAAAATAAGTTTGTAGATATGATGCAAGCAACTATGGAAGTAGTAGCAAACGTTAAGTCACTACAAACATCAGCGGCTAGAGCAACAAGCGCAGGTAGAGTTGTCACTGACAATTCTCTTGGTACTGACTTTGTAAATAGAGTTGATATGTTTGGTGGTAGTGAGAAGGTAAGAAAACTAGCTCAAGAATTATCTAAAGTTACTAACAGTAAACAGCGTACCAAGACTATATTTAAAGCGGCAGAACGTAAGTGGTTACGTGTTCTAAATGAATATTGGATTAACTCTATTTTAAGTGGTCCGACTACACATATGCTCAATATGACTTCAAACAGTGTTAACCTTATGATGAGACCTGCAGAACGCGCAGTAGGTGCGGTTTTAAGTGGAAACTTAAAAGAAGCTAAGACCGCAATGAAGATGTATACATATTATATATCTAACTTTTCTGATGCCATACAATTAGCGGCTAGGTCTGGCTACAACATGAAGCCTATACTAGATGAAAGTGTTAAGGTTGATAACGCAATGCAAGGTACTAACCCCCGTGCAATATCATCTGAATACCTTGGAGTTAAGAGTGGGACGTTAGACATACTAGGCAAAGCGTTAACTATACCATCTCGTATGTTAGGAGCTGAAGATGAATTCTTTAAGCAACTTTCTTACAGGTCACATCTACAAGCTAAGATAGCTACTGACGCGGCTTACATGGATATCAAAGATATTCAAAAAGCTGGATTTAATACACGACGTGAGTGGATTGAAGATACGTTTGAAAAAGCATTTGTCACAAAGATAGATGCTGAAGAAGCTTGGTCGGATGCTGTTATAACTCGCAGAGTTGTAGACGACCCTAAAGTTAAAGAGAAGTTCATTGAGAATGCTATTGGTTCTGCTAACAAGAATAGTAGTTATTCATCAGCGGCGTTGCTAGAAGCTAGACAGGCTACATTTACACAGCCACTAGAAAAAGGAACATTCTCTGGAAACTTCCAAGGGTTTGTAAATAAACACCCGTTAATGAGACAGTTAACACCGTTCATTCAAACACCAATGAATATCTTAAACCAAGCTATAGATAGAACACCAGCGTTTAATCTATTAAGAAAGCAGTACAAAGATGAATGGAATAACGCTGACCCATCTATAAGAGCGCAAGCTAGAGGTAAGATGGCTATGGGTATTGCTATTTATGGTACTCTATCGGCTCTCGCCCTTAATAATAAGCTATCTGGAGGTGGTCCGACTGACCCAAAACTAGCTAAATTATGGCGTGAATCAAAGGATTGGCAACCATACTCAATTAACTTTGGTACAGATGAAAAGCCTTACTGGGTTAGTTATGCTCGATTAGACCCTTGGACTACATCGTTTGGTATCGTAGCCGATATCAATGAAATGATTGTAGCAGGTCAAATGGCAGATAACGATGCAACAGACCTAATGGCTATGTTTGTAGCGGCGGCAGGTAATAACATCGTATCTAAAACATACCTACAAGGTATCTCTGATACAGTAAGCTTAATGAATTCTAAAGATAGTCCTTGGGAAATTGAGAACTTCTTTAAGCAACGAATGGCATCATTACTACCGTTATCTAGTCTTACAAACCAGACAGGTAACATGAATGATGAATATTTACGTGACACTCGTAGCTACTTAGATAAGCTTAGAAAGCAATCAGGAATTGGTCGTGATGGTCTTACTATCAAATACAGTTGGATAGACGGACAGCCTTTAGACACACCTGATAGACTTAAAGGTTTCGTACATATTACCAAAAAAGGTCTTGAAGAGAAAGATGTTGGCACAGCTTTAATTAACAAAGAAATGCGTAAATTAGGTTATAGATTTCAAGGTGCAACCAGAAAAGTAAAAGGCGTAGAGCTTACTGCAGATCAGGTAGAACGTTGGAATCAATTAATGGGTTCAATGAAATCTGGCTCAAGAACTTTAAATGAAAAACTACAAAGAGTTATCAAAAGCAAAAAATACAATAAAGACGGTGAAGATTACGGTCTAGTATCAGCTTCAGAAAGTCACAGGGTAGCTATGCTTAATAGAGAAATTAAGCGTTACAGGGATAAAGCGTTAAGACAGTTAATGAAAGAATATCCAGTTATACGTGAGCAAACAAAGGCTTACAGGAAGTTCCTAAGAAACAGTCAGCGTAATAAACCTGCAGTAAAACCAGAGACAATTCTGGATAATCTAAGACTCGATTAACAACTACAACGGCCTCGCTTCGGCGAGGTCTTATCACAATATAGGAGATATGGATGGCATCCATTGTAAACTATGTCGCTGACGGTGCGACGAACCAGTTTCAAATACCGTTCACATACATAAATCAAGCAGACGTAGTTGTTACCGTAAATGGGACAGCTCCAACTTTTACATTTTTAAACTCAACGACAATTAATATAGCCGCAACACCAGCGTCAGGTGCTAAAGTTATTATTAGTCGTGCTACACCTTTAAATCCGTTAGTGGATTTTGCAGATGGCTCAACATTATTTGAGGCTGATCTGGATTTAGCACACCAACAAAACAGACTAATAGCTGAAGAAAGTAGAGATAGAGCTGATAGTGCTATTGCTACAATCAACGCTAATATAGATAATATTGATACAGTTGCAGAGATTGCAGGTAACGTAAATATAGTTGCAGGTAATACAACTAATGTTAACTCAGTCGCGGCAAACATGGCTGAAGTATTAACTGCAGATGATAACGCCGCTACAGCTACAACTAAAGCTAATGAAGCGTCTGCTTCTGCATCAACAGCATCAGCTCAAGCAACTATTTCAACTACAAAAGCTGGTGAAAGTTCTACAAGTGCCGCAGAAGCTTTAGCGTCTAAAAATGCCGCATCTGCATCTGAAAGCGCAAGTTCTACTTCAGAAACTAATGCCGCTAATAGTGCTACATCATCATCAAATAGTGCAACGGCAAGTGCATCAAGTGCTTCATCAGCTAACTCTAGTCAAACCGTAGCGACAACTAAAGCCGCTGAAGCTGTTGTATCAGCCAATAATAGCGCAGTAAGTGCAACAAATAGTGCGAACTCAGCTACTACAGCGACAACTAAAGCCAATGAAGCGAGTGCTTCACAAGTTGCGGCCTCAAACTCAGAAACAAATGCGTTAAGCTCAAAGAATGCGGCGGCATCTTCAGCAACCAATGCGGCAACTTCAGAAACAAATAGTGCTTCAAGTGCTACAGCTTCTGCTAATTCATCCGCAACTGCTACAACAAAAGCAAACGAAGCGGCGGCTTCAGCTACATCTTCTGCAAACTCAGCTACTGCAAGTGCAAACTCAGCAACAGCGGCGGCGGCAAGTGCGGCCTCAATAACGGGCGCAGAAACAAATTCAGCTAACTCTGCAACAGCGGCGGCTAACTCTGCAACAGCGGCATCAGCTTCTAAGGATGCGGCTTTAGCGGCTTTAGATAACTTTGACGATAGATACTTAGGTGTAAAGTCTAGCAATCCATCAGTAGACAATGACGGAAACGCACTGGTTGCTGGTAGCCTCTACTTTAACAGCACAGACGACACTATGAAAGTTTACGAGGGTTCTACTTGGGTAGCGGCTTATGCTTCGTTAAGTGGTGCTGTGTTACAGACTGGCAGTACAATGTCAGGCGACTTGTCATTTGGTGACAACGACAAAGCTATATTCGGTGCTGGGTCTGACCTACAGATTTACCATGATGGGTCACATAGTTATATTGATGATGTAACAGGTAGTGGAGAAGGGTCATTATATATTAAGGCAGACCAATTTTATATAAATAATAGCAATTATAATTACTTGCAAACTAATTCTAGTGGTGACATCCGTTTTAAATATCAGAGCGCAACCAAACTAGCCACAACATCAACAGGCATTGACGTTACTGGTGCTAACAATTCTGTTACCACAAAGATAGAAAACACAACTGGTGCAAATTACCTACAAATTACAAACGGAACTGCAAACGGATACTTCGGCACAACTGGCTCAAACACCGTCTCTATGATGAGTATCGGTACACACCCACTTACGTTTGGTGTTGATGGCGGTCAGGAAAAAATGAGAATAGATTCGTCAGGTAACTTGTTGGTGGGTAAGACTGTTGAAAACACTACGACTGTTGGTATCCAAGCCCGTGCTGATGGATTATTTACTGCGGTGAAGGCTAGTGCTGAAAGCGCAATCTTTGGTCGAAACACTAATGATGGTGACATAGCTAAGTTCCGCAAAGACGGCTCAACTGTAGGTAGTATTGGTGCTAATGGCTCATACCCTTATATTGGTTCTCACGGCACATCTGGTAAAGGTATTAAAATTACCGATGCTCTACTCCCAGCGACAAACTCTGGTGCTTTTAACGATGCGAATGTAAATTTAGGTGCATCAAATGTACGTTGGAAAGACCTCTACCTCAGTGGTTTTACCCGTTATAACACAGAAGTTTACGTTGGTGATGGGGCTTCTATATCTGGCAGTTATGCAGCTAATGACTTGTTGTTACACACAGACAACAATCCTATTGTGTTTAGACCTAACGGCACAGAAGCCATGCGCATAGACTCATCAGGCAATCTACTAAAAAGAAACAATGGAAACATAGAAGTTGGCGGTTTCGGCAATGGTACAGATTACGGTGTAATTTTAACCCCTGCTGACGGTTCGGGTTATTGGCATATGTATAATGACGCAGGGGGTCATCTAGCGTTTGGTAATAGTAATACTATAGGTTCTACAGAACGTATGCGCATCGACTCGTCAGGAAACGTTGGGATTGGGACGAGTTCGCCTTTCTCTACAAGTCAAATATTAAACACGGGTTGGTCATCTGGCGCACCTTATGGCACGGTTTTAACTGTTACTGGCAATAACACAAACGATGCAAACTGGGGTCATTTACTAATTAGTGATAGCACAACCACAACAGGAAACGGTGGTTCTTTGCGTTTTGCAGTTGGTGCAACAACATCAGATTTGTCACCCCACGCTGGTATTGATAGTTATACAGAGGGTGCAAATTATGGCGGTTTAAAGTTTCTTACAAGACCGAATGGCGGAACTTCTACAGAACGTATGCGCATAGACTCATCAGGCAACTTGTTGGTGGGTAAGACTACAGGTGCATTTGCAACGGCAGGTACAAAAATACAAAGCGATGGACAGACTGAAATAACCGCCTCAAATGGAGGTTCTTTATATCTAAACAGACTATCATCTGATGGCCTTATAGCTGGATTTTATAAAAATAGCTCCGCTGTAGGTAATATTGGCACAGTCAGTAATGATATGTACATTGGTACTGATAACACAGGTGTTCGATTTGTAAACGCTAGTGGTGCAATTACACCTATTGACCCATCAGCGAATGGGAACGCTAGGGGCAACACAATATCTCTTGGTACTTCTAGTGTTAAGTTCAAAGACGGATACTTCTCAGGAAGTCTATACGGCGATGGCTCTAACCTAACAGGTGTTGGCGGTAGTACAACCCGTGGCGATGTTGGTACTTATACTGTAGGTGCTACGTCTAATAGTAACAGCACAGCTATAGCGGCTGGAGCTACTGCGGCAGGTAATACGCTTGTAACAGATTACTATAGCTTTTATCACCAACGACCATTAGCTACAGATTTTAATGGTTCAACAAGTTGTGGTCTTTCAGGTACATGGAGAAACATGGGCGGTACGGCTACAGGTGCGCAGTTTGGTGTAAAATCGCCAACACTTTGGGTCAGAATATCTTAACAATAGGAGGCGTTTATGCCAACAATAACAATAACAGAAGTGCGTAACGCACAATCGCTTAACACAGAAAATACGGCATTTAATGTAGAGATTAACCATCCAGAATATGATTGGATACCTTACACACTAAGCCCTGATGATACAGATATGACTGTAGACAACAGCGTATTGCTTGAACTTATAGGCTCAGATTTCGAGGCTTATGTAGCACCTACTCAAGAAGAACTAGATGCAGAACTAGCGGCAGGTCTTAGGGAGCAACGTAACCAAAAATTAGTAATGGAAGTAGACCCTATAGCTGGTAACGCTTTACGTTGGGCGGCACTTACATCCGCAGATAGAGAAGCGTGGGCAGATTATAGAGAAGCATTATTAAATATTACAGATCAAGTAGGATTTCCTCACGATGTAATATGGCCAAACAAACCAGCATAAGGATAAAAAAATGCCAAACACACACATATGGTCTATCGCTGACCTAGAGCGAAACACATCTAATGATGGAGTAACAATAGCACACTGGCGTTGCGAAAGCACAGATGAAACAAACACTGTATCAGCATATGGAACTACAAGTCACACGCCTAATCCATCGGACTCTGACTTTATTCCTTACGCTGATTTAACAGAAACAAAAGTATTAGAATGGGTACACGAACAAGTAAACAAAGCTGATACTGAAGCGGCAAATGATGCTAAGATAGCTGAACTTGCAAACCCAACATCCACAACTGGGATGCCTTGGTAATTTTAACTTAAATAAAGGAGATCAAAATGGCTGAAGATAAAAAGGTTATTACGATTGATAATAAAGAATACACTGAAGACCAACTAACTGACAACCAGAAGGTAATCATAAACCACCTTCACAGTTTAAGTCAGAAGATTGCTTCTGCTGAGTTTAACCTAGACCAACTCAAGGTAGGCAAGGAAGCATTTGTAACCATGCTAAAAACAGAAATGGATGCACCCACCGAAGAGGTGGCGGCTGAATAAATCAAGGAGATAAGTAATGACGCAAGAAGGTTGGCACTTATCAAAGAGTGTACCAGCAACACTTCTATTAGGGCTTATTACACAAGCGGCGGCGATTGTATGGACGGTATCGATGATGATGTCCGACATAGACCGCAATACACAATCAATTAGCTCAGTAACTATGAGACTAGGCGAAGTAGAAGATAACGTCCACAGTCAAGCAATAGCAACAGCTAGGATTGACGAGAACATTAAAGCAATTCGTAATGCTGTCGAGAAGATGGCAGATAGGAATAACTAACATGAAACTAGACCCTCTCGGCGGTATCGTCGAAGGTCTTGCTTCTGGTTTAGATGAATTATTTACAAGTGATGAAGAGCGTGAGGCCGCCAAGTTAAAGTTAATGACTTTGATGCAACAGCCTCACATTCTCCAAGCGGCGGCAAATATTGAGGGTGCAAAACATCGTTCAGTGTTTGTCGCTGGTTGGCGACCAGCTATCGGCTGGATAGCGGCGTGTGGCCTAGCTTATGAATTTTTAATCTTACCATTCGCAAGCCTAATAAACGCATATGCAGAATTACCTGCAGAACTACCACATCTACAAAGCGAACAACTTATGAGCCTTGTCATGGCCTTACTAGGACTTGGTGGCATGAGAAGCTTTGAGAAATATAAAGGAGTGTCCAAGTGACTGAGAAACAACTCTTAGAACTACTACACAAAACTTTAGCAGAGAACTTACTAGCACGTATACAAGACCCTGATGCAAAATCAGCAGACCTTAACGTTGCCCGTCAGTTCCTAAAAGATAACCATATAGATGCACTTCCAGCGGACGGTAGCCCACTAGCAGACCTAGTTAAGACACTACCAGACTTTAACGATGAAGATGCAGATTTATCAGAAATGCGACCTAATTAATATATGTTTACATCCACAACCTCGTTGGGTGTTCCTGTAAAACAAGACCCTTTAAGTGACTTTAGGAAATTCTTGTTTGTTTGTTGGCAACACCTCAACCTTCCCGACCCTACCCCAGTTCAATATGATATAGCTAAACACATACAACATGGCGATAAGCGTATCATTGTAGAAGCCTTTAGGGGCGTAGGGAAATCATGGATTACTTCAGCCTACGTTGTGTGGTTGTTGTATATGAACCCTCAACTTAATATCTTAGTTGTATCAGCATCTAAAAACCGTGCTGATGATTTCACAACATTTACTCTTAGATTAATAAACGAGATGCCAATATTACAGCATCTTATACCAAGGACAGATCAAAGACAGTCTAAGATTAGCTTCGATGTTGGCCTAGCGGCGGCTTCACACGCACCATCAGTAAAATCTGTAGGTGTTACAGGACAGCTTGCAGGGTCACGCGCAGACGTATTGATTGCAGATGATATCGAAGTACCTAACAACTCAGCCACACAGGGCATGAGAGATAAACTCTCTGAAGCTGTGAAAGAATTTGACGCTATCTTAAAACCTAATGGACGCATCATATATCTTGGTACACCACAGAACCAAGAAAGCTTATATAACAAACTACCTGATCGTGGTTATAGTGTAAGAATATGGCCTGCTAGATATCCTAATGAAGACCAGTTGGTTTCTCTAGGTAACAAACTAGCTCCTAAGATTAAAAAAGAGATTGCAGATGATGCAGAACTACTAGGAAAATCTACAGACCCCCAGCGTTTCACTGACTATGATTTAGCAGAACGAGAGGCATCCTACGGACGGTCAGGATTTGCTCTACAGTTCATGCTAGATACAAGACTCTCAGACGCTGAAAGATACCCCCTCAAGGTCTCTGACTTGGTTGTCATGGACATACCCACCAGCGAAGCTCCAGACAAGGTTGTATGGGCTTCTGGTGAGCAGTATGTTGTACAAGAATTACCCAATGTAGCCTTCAATGGAGACTACTATCACAAGCCTATGTATATCTCAGAACAATTTGAAGAATACAGCGGTTCAGTTATGTCTATTGACCCTTCTGGTAGAGGTAAGGATGAAACAGGTTATGCTGTCGTTAAGATGCTTAATGGTTTCCTATATGTCCGCAGATGTGGTGGAGTAGACGGTGGGTATTCTGAAGAAGCCCTGCAGAAACTTGCTATGATTGCTAAAGAAGAGAATGTTAACGAGATAATCGTTGAGAGTAACTTTGGTGATGGTATGTTTAATCAGTTGATGACACCCATCCTAACTAAGATACATCCTGTTACATTGTCTGAGGTTAGACATAATACACAGAAAGAGAAACGTATTATAGACGTTCTTGAACCTGTGATGAACCAACATAAGCTAGTGGTAGACAAAAAGCTTATCAAACAGGATTACGAGAGTACACAACATCTCCCACCTGAGTCATCTCTGAGATACCAGCTTATGTATCAGATGACACGGTTAACTGCAGAACGTGGAGCGTTATCTAACGATGACCGCTTAGATAGTTTAGCAATGGCTGTACAATACTGGGTGGATGCTATGGCACAAGATGCAGAACAACGCATTGGTGCTAGAAGAGAAGAAGTATTACGTAACGAAGTCGATAAGGTTCTACAGTCAGCCTCAATGGGTCTGGCAGTTATTACAGGACATATAGCAGACGGTACAGGTAAAGGTATGAAGTGGTAACACTTCGGGTTTGCTCTAGGTGATTAAGTTGCACTATAGAGCTAACCCCCCTGTATACCCCTATAGGATACTATAGGATATCTATAGGTATCTATAGGATATCTAAAGACCAGAGATAATAGGTTACTACGGGTTAGTCGTCGTAGGTAATCCTCTCATTAAAGTATAAAGACTATGAAGAATATGATAATAGATATGATGGTAAAGCTGTATTCCCGTAACAAGTTCCATAGGAATGCTGTAAAAGCTATAAGAGAACTAAATGAATGTACTGATAGAGAGCTATCTGACATGGGTATCAATAGATACGAGATCAGACATAAGGTTTACTCTGGGTATCCTAAATAATTTCGGTAGAAAAATCTGAAGTGGTATACGTAAATCACCGAACGCAAAAATCCCCCTGCCCGATTGACACTCTAATTATTGTGGGTGCGCGATGGTTTGCACCATTATTTACACCACACCACCAATTCATTCAATATAGGTGGGGGATGGCAACAGTTATCTAGATTGTTACCACCTCTTTTTTACTAGGTTTCAAAAGGCCACGCCAAGAATTGAAAAGCTTTGCCT